ATCAAGAATTACTTTCTAAACTACCAAAGTCATATGATAACCTTTCTTCAAGTGAGTTAGAAAAAATGGCAAAAGTTATTGACGGACAAATAAAACAATTAACATATGAAAGAGATACTTTAATTAAAACAAATGCCAGTAAAGAAGTTATTGATGCTAAAGAAGGGACCATTAAAAGTTTAAAAAAAGAACGACAGGTTATTAATTTAAATTTAGATAAAAACAAATTAAAAAAGGAAAAAAATATTTTAGGGTTAGAAAAAGAAGAATTAAAAACTTATTTAATATGGGCGGTAATTATAGGGTCCATTTTACTATTAGCCTTTTTAGTGTTACTACAAAGAAAAACAATAAAAGTTAAGGACTTCAAAATTGATGAACAACTAAATGATATTAACATTAAAAACACTTATTTAGAACATGCAGCAAGAATTATCAGACATGATATGCACTCAGGGATTAATACTTATATACCAAGAGGTATAAGTTCATTAGAAAAAAGATTAACACCTGAAGATATAAAAATTTTAAAAATTGAAGCACCACTAAAAATGATTAGAGAAGGTTTGGACCACACTCAAAAAGTCTATAAGAGTGTTTATGAGTTTACAAATCTTGTAAAACAAAATGTTTCATTAGAGAAAAAAGAATTAGAAATTAAAAAATTACTTGAAGTATATTTTGCTAAAACATCATACTTTAAACAGGTTAAAATTGACGAACTACCGACACTTGGGGTTAACCCAACTTTATTTTGTAACGCAATTGAAAATTTAGTTAAAAACGGTTTGAAATATAACAAAAGTGAAAACAAAGAGGTTTTGATATTTATAGAAGATATTTATTTAGTAGTCCAAGACAACGGTATTGGAATGACTGATTTAGAGTTTAAAAAACACATTAAATCTTTCTCCATGGAAAATAAAGGGGAAATTGGTTTGGGGTTAAATATCTCAATTGCCATTTTAAAAGAACACGGTTTTGAACTTGAGTGTGAAAAAAATGAAATTGGGACTAAAATTAAAATTAAAATTAAAAAATAAATGATTGATTCTATTTTATTAGTTGACGACGAGGATTTGTTTCATTTAGTATTTGAAGACGCATGTTCTCTATTAGATATTAGTTTATCATTAAAATCTATAAGTAGTGCAGATGAGGCGGCCGCGATGTTTAAAAAATGGTTTGACGATAAAACACCTGAGTATAGACCTGAGTGTGTTTTTGTTGACTTGAACATAATCGGTAGTTCCTTTGATGGGATAGAGCTGATTAGAAAAATAAATTTTGAATACGGTAATCACGTTGTTATTGGTATAATCTCATCCTCAAATGAGTCCGAAGAACAGGCAAAGGCTCTACAAGCGGGAGCTCAATTTTGGATTATTAAATCAGATGAGATTGAACCAAGATTAGAAGAGTTTAAAAAAGATTATGAGGGTTATAAAGCTAGAACAGCAACATTTAAAGTTTACAAATGATTTCACCCGATAAAGAAACTAGAAAACAATTAATAGAACTCCAAAAACAAAAAGACATTTGTTTAGAAGGAAATATTTTAAAATTGTTTAAAGTTAATAACGACAAAGAATTTGATACGTATTTAGATTATTGTAACACTAAAGACAAGGAAGCTCGTAAAAAAAGAATGGGCATCACAAAACAAGTCCAAGAACAAAATATTAGGTTGTCACATTTAGTTGGAGAAAACCAAAAAATCATGGACGATCTTCAAAACAAAATTACAGAAATAGAAGAATCCAAACTAACTTTTGAAGTTCAAAATAAAGAACTTAACGAATGGAAAAAAGAAAATTTAGAACTTACAGAAAAACTTCAAAGTGAAATGATGAAAGCTGAAAAGGCAAGAGTAGATGCAGAAGCAGCAAAACAAAACGCAGAAAACGATTTAGATTTATTACAAAAGAAAACACAAAACGAACTCATATCCACAATAGTAAAAGTGGCTCTTTGGGTTATTATGGGTGTGGGTTTTGTTACTACCGGTGTTTATGTTTTAACACTATTTATTGGTAAGGACACCCAAGTTATAAGTGCCGCTTGGTCAAACATATTTGGGATACTTTTAACAAACGCCTTTTCAATTGTAGGAACAATTATGGGTATTAAATACGCAACAGAAAATAAACAATAATTTTTAAAAAAAAACTAAAAAAGTATGTTATTAAAAGTAGGCTCTAAAGGAGAAGACGTAAAAAAACTCCAAACAAAATTGGGATTGAACGCTGATGGTTCATTTGGTCCTAAAACAGAAGCAGCAGTAAATGATTGGTTAACTAAAAATGGATTAACTGCTGATGGAACAATTACCTCAGCAAATAAAAGTTGGGAATTGATGTTCGGGTCCGCAGTAATTAAAGAAGATGCGGTCATCCAACCATCAGGAGGATTAAACATTCAAAAATTAAAAGGACATGTTCCTGATAATGTTATTGCACAAATTCCTGATACGGCAAAAAAATTCAATATCACAACTAATTTAAGACTTGCTCATTTTTTAGCTCAGTGTGGTCATGAATCAGGAGGTTTCAAGGCTGTTTCTGAAAATTTAAATTATTCAACAGATGGATTAAAAAAAATATTTGGTAAATATTTTCCTGGTAACTTGGCTGAGTCTTATGCTAAACAACCTGAAAAAATTGCATCAAGAGTATATGGTAATAGAATGGGTAATGGTGATGAGACTTCTAAAGAAGGATATAAATTTAGAGGGAGAGGGTATATTCAATTAACAGGAAAGGCAAACTACACAAGTTTTACAAAGTTCATAGGTGAAGATTGTGTCGCAAATCCTGATTTAGTTGCGACAAAATACCCTTTAGCTTCCGCAGCTTTCTTTTTTGACTCAAATAAATTATGGTCAATTTGTGATAAAGGAGCTGATGATGCAACAGTTACATCTGTAACAAAAAGGGTTAATGGTGGTACAATTGGTTTGGCGGATAGAATCAAACATTTTAAAGAGTATTATAACTTATTAAAATAATTTACTTTTTTATTTTTTAAAACCATAATTAATATATGGTTAAGAAAGAAATACAGGGTCACGATTTTTTAAATGGTGGCCCTATTAAACAATATAGAATTGATTTTGGTGATGGCTTAATATCGGTTCACCCAGGAGATATTACTATAGACAGTAACATTATACCAACTTTTAATTCACGATTTGAATTAAATGATAGTAACGGTGATAATATTTTTTTAGTTAATGAAGATAGAGTTAGTTGGATGGGTCAAAATTTGGTAACAGAAGAAAGGGTGTTGGAATTAATTAGAAGACGTTTTAATTACAATTCTATACACTAAAAAATTTTAAGACCTGAATAATTCATATTCTTTTTCTCTTCTAATTTTAAGACCAGGGTATTTATTAAACATATTTGAACTAATATTTTTTATTTCGTTTGAAGCACTTTTTAAGTCACCTTTTTTCACCATTTGAATAAAATCTGACATTCTAAAATTTTGTATACCCATATTAAATATCATTGATATCATGGCGTCATACATTTTTTGATTAATACTAGGATTAATACCCATTTTATCCCAATCATTTAAAATTTTATTAAGCCCTTCTTCGGCTATTTTAATATCATCTTTTAATAGAATTTCAGCTTGTTGGGGTGTTATTTTTGTTTTGCCAGGTAAGATTTTATTATATTTAGGTAGAAAATCATATTTACCACCATTATCACCTCTAGAAGGGTCAGAAAATACAGCATGACCATAACCAATGGTATAAGCACCATCACCTAAATCATAAGCAGTTAAAACAGGTTTTCCTTTTTCTTTTATTGAACCCTCCTCCCATTTAAGATGGTCTATTAACTCGTTACTTGTTTTCCTTATCTTTATATTTTTTTTAAGGATGTGTGTCGAATCTTTATTTGATTTATCCGATAAAACCAAGTCTATTTTTTCAGGTGAAACTTCTTTTGTTATCGAACTTAATTCTTTTAATGAAATTAAACCAATAAAAGAAATTAAAACATATTTTAATATTTTTAATTTTGTTTTTTTAGGTAAATTTTTTATTTTTTGAAAAAGAAGTGTTAAATATTTTTTAACATCTTCTGCCGTTTTAACCCATTGTTTTGATTTATCTAAGTCTTGTTTAATTTGAGTAAAATCCCATTCCATATCTGGTTCGGTTTTACCATCTTCTTTTAATAGAGATAATTTTTTAATTACTTTATTTAAATAATATTCAGATTCATTAATTTTATTAGAAAAATCATTCAAAATATTACCATCATTATCTAATAAAACCCAAGCACCTAGATTAACATAGGCTTCAACAGACTCTTTTCTATATCCAGTAGTGGTGGTTTTATCTTTATCTAAAAGAAGAAGACACATACCATTTTCTAAGACTTCTTTAACCACCCAACCCTTATCCCATCTAATATCACCCAATTCAACATCACCACGATTAAGATCAGTAAGTACTTTGTTTTCAATATTATTTTTTCTGTAATACATTTGTTTACCAATAATGTCGTCAATGGTAAAATAAACATCACCTTTAGCCCAATCAAAATCCCCTATTTCCTCTTTTATTATTTTTCTAATATTCATATAATGATAAATATCTTATATAAACAAAAAAGAGGGACCAAAGTCCCTCTTAGTTGTATGATTTTAAGATTTTATTATCTTAATTCTCTTACGTCAAATGTACGTAAACCATCAACTCTGATGTGTCCGTAGAAACGGTTGTTAACCATTTTCTTAGCGTAACGAGTCATGATACCTTTAACAGGTACAAAGTTAAATGGATTGTACATTGTAGGTGTTAATTGTAGAGGTACATACGGAGCGTAAATGTAACCTGTGTCTAACAATGAAGAACCTTTATGACCAAGTAATACAGAGTAAGCTGGTGCGTAAGGGTCACGGTATACTGTATATCTTCCAGAAAGTGAACCTACTCTTTCAATACCCATGTTGTAGTTATCTTGTTCAGGAGAAGCGTTAGATACGTGGAAGTATTCTAAATCATCAAAAATAGCTGATACTTCAGAAGATACTACTACAAAGTTAGCTCCACCTCTTAATGTAGATTTATGGATTTGTGCTGAGATTTGGTTAATCGCAGTTACTAACGTTTGGTTCCAGTCTTTTTGAGTGTAACCGTTGTTGTTAGGTAATCTCTTCCAACCATTGTAATCCCAACGTAATTGCCATGCTGCACCTTTACGTAAGTCACGTAGGATTTCACGGTCAATTTCTGCTGCAACTTGCTCAGAAAGTAATGCTGTTAATTCAGCTTCAGCATCGATGTTATGGAATGCAGAAACGTCTTGTGCTAATTCAGGAGTCCAAGTAGCTCTTAGTTTTCTTTCAGTTACAGAAACAGTTACAGATTCTAATTCGAAAGAAACTTCACCCATTTGAGACTCAAGCTCTAAATCATCGTATCTTCTATAAGTGATAACAAAATTAACACCACCTAGGTCAGCAACACCAACACCAGGAACGATAGATGTAGTTCCAGATTGAGCACCTACATAACCATCAAATGTACCGTCACCACAAGTAACACATACAGGGTGAGTTAAATCAACCTCAATATACATTTTACCGTCATTTGTACAAATATCACTATAACTAGCAATTGCTTTACCATATCTTTGAGTAACAACTCTAACTGGAACCTCATCACCAGATGTATAAATTACTTTACCGTCTCTATCTACAATGTCACCATCAACAGTTACAGCTAATGAAGCTAAGAAAGATTCTGTATCCATTTCGTTTCCGTCAGGACCTAAAAGTCTACCTTGTCCAGCGTTATCAAACCCAGTTACTTCAAGAATTTGAGTTCTAACAGAACCGTCACCAGCGAAAGCAGTTACACCACCAACAAATTCAGATTGATTTGGGCTTGAGCAAGCTGACCAAATAACTGGAGTACCATTAGTAACAACTAAAGTAACTTTACCTTTTGATTGGTCGTATAAACCATCATTATAAAATCTATCGTAAAGATTTTTAGCACAGTTAGAGAAAACTGTTTCATCACAAGAAACGTTATCAGTGATACAAGTTGTAACAACCATTTCACCGTGTGCTGCTGTATCACCATCGTTTACTAAATCACCGATTCTTTCAGATGTTTTAGGTACAAAGTAAAATAATTTACCGATTGGTAAGTTTAATGCTTGTACAGAAACGATGTCGTTAGCTAATAATTTAGAGAATACACGTCTAACGATAGGGAAAACTACAGTTTCAAAAGAACCTGTTGATCCACCACCTTCAGCTGCAGTAGTCTCATTAATAAGAACTGATGCTTGGTTTTCATATAACAAAGCGATGTTCTCTCTTACGTGGCCATTAAGACCTTCTAGGAATCCTAAAGAGTCCCATTTGTTTACAGTTGCCTCACGAACAGCTTTTTGATGCTTAAGTCCGATATTACCAACCTCACCTGATTTTAATAAATATCCCATTTTTTTTTGGTTTTTAATTTTTGTTATTTTTTATTATTGTTTATATTTGTAGTCCCAAAGCTTTTTCATTTTTTCTAGCTCAGGATTAGAATAAACTTTTGATTCATTAATTTCTGTTAATGATCCACTTGATTTTGTTTCATTTAACCTAGTTTCAATAGATTCTTTGATTGGTTCCTTTTTAGAAATCTCTTTAATTAATTGTTTGTAAATATTTTTAGATTCTTTAAGAGTTTTAACATCATCAAATCTTTTGATTATTTCTAATTTTTCTTCTTTAGTAGTAGTATTTTCTGTAAATAATCTTACTGAATAAGTTAAATTACTATTAAAAACTGCTACCTCATTAAGTTTGTCTCTGAATTGCTTAAGTGCTGATACCATTTTATTGTAATCTTCTTTAAGCGTCTCATTCTCATCAACAATTGAGGTTACTTTATTTTTAAGAACTTTGTTTTCGTTAACTAACTGTAAAAATTTAGGATTTCTAGATTCACCCATTTTCATACGATTATTACTGATGTCAGCAGATTTTCTGTTCGGTAATTTAGAAGCTTTACCAAGTGTTCTTGGTGATCTACCTTCTTCCATTCCTTCACAATTTTCTGCACAATCTTTTTTATCAGCATTACTCATATTATCTGAGTCTTCTTTACATTTTCTACAAAAATCTCTTAACATGTCAAGATGTTCAGTACCTCTTCCAGAAGCGGCACCAATTTCAGTCATATAATCATCTTCGTCTAAAACGATTTCATAGATAGTACCTTCAGAAGTCTCATTTTCAAATTCATCCTCTTCATCGTCACCAAGCTCTAAATCAAAGTCTTCATCCTCTTCATCGTCACCAAGCTCTAAATCAAAGTCTTCATCCTCTTCATCGTCACCACCTAAATTTATTACATATTCGGCACCAGTTTCATTATCCTTAAGTTCAACCCCAGTTTCAGTTTGAACAACTTCGATTTCATCTTCTGGACTCATTTTTTTGAAAACATCGATAACTTTATTAATGTTTTTTTCAGATGTAAGGTCATTTACCATCACACCTTCATCATCATTACCTAAATTTAAGTTGTCAACTAAACCTAAACCATCTTCGTCATCTTCTTCATCACCTAAATCAATGTCTAGGTCATCACTAGCGCCTGCTTCGGCTTCATCTGAACCTAAGTCCAAATCTAAATCAATTTCTTCTTCATCTTCATCCTCCATTAAACCAATCGAACCTTCTAAAGATTCCTTTACCATGTCTTCAATTTCTGAACTCATTGTACGAGTCAGTATTTCTTTCGCGTTGGCCTCAAAAGCTTTTTCAATTTGCTCACTTTCTAGAAGGGCTTCGTCGATGATAGACTTTCTTTTTTCTGCCATTTTTTTTTATTTTTAATAAATTATTATTTTAAAACAGCATTAGATAATGCATGTTTCCAAATAAATATTCAATAAATGTGGAAAAGATTAATTTTTTTTATAAAAACATTTATTTTTTTTGTGATATTTATCTAAGTATGATAAAAAATATTAGAAATACTGTAAAAAGAGTTTTGATTTTAGAATCAAAAAAACACTATCTGATTAAAGAAAGTGACGATTTAACCCAAATCAAAGATTTAAAAAATAGTATTGAGGGTAAGATTAAAAAAATCTACTTTGATATTACTGGTAAAAATTGTAATATGCCTAAAATAGATATAAAAATAGATGATTCTATTAAAGATGGTAAAATTGCTGGATTTAACCACCCAAAAAATGGTGAAAATGGTTTAATGGGTATTAAGTCAAAAGCTTTAAAAAATAAAGAATATTTGAAATGGGTTATTACTCATGAATTAATACACGCATGTGTCGGTGAGGATTTACCTTCTTATAAAGAACATACTGGTTTATTTAAGAAAATAGCTGATAAAATAGGCTTACCAAAAGAATACCAAGATTAAAAATATTAATTTTTAACCAAAATCTATTATATTATAATAAATTTTAACCTTTAAACTACCATCACCATTAGTTGGGTCTGATGATGTTGTTACATTTAAATTTGAATTAACGGGTGAATAGTTAGAGGATGTGTTCATATCACTAATTAATATCACGTTATTTGGTAGTTGTATGTCGATTGGGTTTGAGATAGGTTTAAAAGTACTATCAACTAAATAAACCGGATTAGAAATATAAGTGGTAGTACCATAAGTATACTCAAAATAAACTTTAAAATCATAATATTTATTAACCCCTGGTTGTGGTAATATTTGAACCGGAATTGATGATAACGTTAGTATTTGTGAGTTTGTGATTGTTACAACTGTATAATATTGGAAACCATTAGATTGAGCTAATTGCCAAGAACCATTACCTAAAGCATCTGATGTAAGAACGTAACCTGCTGTTGCTCCAGAAGTCATTTGGAAATTTGTTGTTTTTGTTTTACCAATTACCTCAACTTGATTGTTAACCGCAACTAATAAATTACTTCTATTTGAACCAGTTAAACCATTCCCAATTATAAAAGCCCCTTCTGTTGATGCGGTTAAATTATATCTACCCACAACAGTTTGGACAGCTCCTTGAGCTATTGTCCCTAAACCTTCCGTATGTGAACCATTTCCAATAGAGGTTGTTTGTAAACCTTCAGCGTGTGAAGATACCCCTATTGATTTATTTTGAAGACCTTCTGAATGGGACCAAAGACCTAAGGATGTGGTTTGATACCCTTCAGAGTGAGAATATAAACCTAAAGATGTAGTTAAATTTCCTTCTGAATGAGAATAAGAACCTTGTGCTGTTGTTTGTAAACCTTCAGCGTGTGAAAGTGTACCATTAGCTATAGAATTATTAGACTGTCTTTTATTTCTAAAAATTATAGAAGAAGCTGGTGAACAAGCATTTATGTTTGTTAAATATATGTTATTTATACATGTTGACGGTGTGTTTCCTGTAAAAATAGAAGAACCACTTCCTGTTACTTGTGACCATCTACCATTACCTAAAGCATCTGATGTAAGAACGTAACCTGCTGTTGCTCCAGAAGTCATTTGGAAATTTGTTGTTTTTGTTTTACCAAAAACCTCAACCTGTTTATTTGCCGCAAATAATAGATTACTTCTATTAAATTCATTACCATTACCTATGATAAAAGCTCCTTCTGTTGACGCAGTTAGATTCCACAAACCTGAAACATGTTGCCCCTGACCGTTAGCAATTGTATAAATACCTTCAGTGTGAGAGTAATCAGCTAGAGCTGTTGTCTCAACACCTTCAGCGTGTGAAGCGTAACCAACTGAAGCATTTAAAGAACCCTCAACATGGGAAGCATTACCTATTGCAACATTACTAACACCTTCAGCGTGTGAAGATTCACCTAAAGATGATGTATATTGACCTTCAGCGTGTGAATAATATCCTGATGTCATCGTATAACTACCTTCAGCATGAGAATGATATCCTGATGCTGTTGTATAATAACCTTCAGTGTGAGAACCAATAGCATCAGCAGTAGTCCAAAACCCTTCAGAGTGACAACCACCACCCAAAGATTTTGTTAAATAACCTTCAGCATGAGAATAGTTTTGTAAAGCTGTTGTCCCTAAACCTTCAGCATGAGAATAATTTCCAGATGCTACTGTTTGATTACCATTTTCTAGACTTGAATTTATTGTAAATTTGGTTGTATTACTTAAAGTTATTGGCCCATTTGTGGTAAAAGGGTAGATATTATTGACATTAATTGAACTCATTTTTGTTTTTTTTTAATAAATATCTTATTAAAAAAAAAAGACTCATTTCTGAGTCTTTTTTAAAATTTCAATTAAGCTGTAACTTCAACTTTAATTACGTCTTCAATTGGTGATTTAACAGCTGATACAATTTCATAATCTAACACCGTACCCTTTAAGTACTCATGTGTTCTAGCTTCAGCCTCAGTACAAGTCATTGAGTCAACTAAATACTGTGTTTTAATTTTTTTTGGTTTTCCTGTTTGTTCGTTTACTGTTTCAAACTCAACTTTAACTAAGAAAAAATTTGTGATTTGGTCTCCCATGTTTAAAAAATTTTAAAATTATTATTAAGTTAATAATCTTATATTTTTTTTTATTTGTAAATAACTAAATAAAGTATTTTATTAATTTACATTTATTTGGTCACCAGACCAGCCTCTATTTTTACCACTTAATCTCTTACCAAAAATTTTATCTGTTTCTATAATAGTCTTAATATAGGTATTTAAAAAATTAGAAAATTCTAATATTTTTTCTGCCAAACTTTGTTTGTACTGTTTAGTAGTGTAGTCAAATTTTAAATTATTTAAAAATTTTAATCTACCTTCTAAAGAATCTAATTGTACAATTAATTTTTTACTTTCTTCAACTAATCTATCTTCAGTAAATTCTTCAATAAGAATTTTAACAATTAATTTTGAATCTAAAATTAAATCATTTAAAGATTCTATTTCCTCATTCATTTCTAAATGACTAACATCTGCATTACTCAGTAATTCTATGAAACCCATTAAACCAAAATTTAAGTCTTTAATAGTTGTTTTTAAACTACCCATAACATGTCCAGCGTGTTGGGACATAATTTCAGGTGAATCATATCCACCTGCTTCTTTAAGTAATTCTTCTTTTATGATTTTACGAATATTCATTTTACATTCCTAATTTTTTAAGTTCAGATTTAGCTAAATTAATCATACTTGAATCTACTTGTAGTTCATTAGCTAAAGCTGCTAAAAGCATAGCTTTTTCTTTTTTGGTGTTAATTCTAGAGGCAAATTTTGGATATTTTTGCATAAAATATTTTTTCATCGCGTCTAGAAAGAGTTTAACGTCTTGTGGGTTATCTTGGTTTTCTTCTGGTTGGTTATTAGAAGAATCGTTAGGGTCAATTTCTTCAGCTTCGTTAATAATTTTTTTAACTAATTTTTCTAAATCTGATTCAGTTAATCTTATTACTTTATTTTTCATTTTTTTTTTATTTTGCTTGCTTTTGCTTTAGCTGCTTAAGCTTGCAGCTTGCGCAAAAAATTATTTAATTTTTTGGTTGTAGAAGATTAAGAAGTTTTTCTTTTTCATGTCTTTCTAAATGTGGTATTAAAGATTTTAATTCTTCTTTTGATATTTTACCTTCTTTGTATTCTTTATACATTTTATTAACGAAATCACCCATGTATGAATCATATCCTTCCGCCATTTCTGGTTGTTGATAACCAATAAAGTCTAATACTTTATCCATTCCATAGATATCCACAACTCTTTGTAAAAATGTTCTTGGGTTTTTTCTTAAATAAGAAATAACGTTAGGTGGTACATCACTAGAATAAGGACCAAAAGCACCCATTATATCTTTTTCTCTATCGTAAGGTTCAAATTCTCTTTTTCTCCAATTAGTTTGGTGTCTTTCACGTTCTCTTCTTGGTAGAGCTTCTTGAATTTTTTCTTCTTTGATAATTTTATTCACCAAAGACTCAAGAGATTTTTCGTTTAATTTTATTACTTTTTTCATATCCCTTCATTTTGTATTTGTTTCAAAACAGAAACAATATAGTTATAATCATAATCAAAACTTGTTGGTAGATGATTAACAAAATCCTCAACACTCATCCTTTCTTCATTAAAAGTTAATTCCATTAATTCGAAAACTTCATCATTGTTTAATTCATTTAAATCCTCCCATACACGATTCATTTCTTCTTGTGTGTGTTGGTCAGTATTGTATGTATTTTCCATCCACCCCATGTCATCGTTTTCTTTAAGAATTTTTTTAACCAACCTCTCAATATCCTGTTCAGTTAATTTGATTATTTTTTTCACAATAAAAATTTATTTAAGTTGTTTAATAATTTAGACTCATTTTCAGATAAATATAGGTTATCCACTATTATATTTGAACTATTATTTAATAAATCTATTTTTTTATCAGTAGATTCCGTATAAGGGGTTAAATCCTTTTCATTAGTAGAAATCCAAGAGCCAGGTGTAGAAGGTGATGTTACGATGTCCCAACAAATTAATTCAAAATCTTTTTGTACAACATTTTTACCATTTTCATTTTTTAATGAACCAACTCCCCTTGATGAAATACCTACTGTCCACCCTTTTCTAATCATATTTAATACCTTATCCCCAACAGAAGAGATAATACCCATTTTATGATAACCTGGTGTTGTGTCTAACTCCATTTTACCCATTAAAGTTCTACCTTCCCACCATATTTCAGTTATTCTATGGGAAACCCTATCAGCATCAATGATAGAAGATTCGGGGTGATTTAATTCCCCTAAAGACGTACCCATGTCAATAAACTCTTGATATCTTTTCGCCTCTCTTTTTAGGATATCCTCAGGATAAACTCTACCATTTTTATTTTCTACACCCCATTTTTGTAAAACAGCATAGATTTCTATTTTATCAGGTAGTTCACCATCTAAACCTAGATTTGTACCAGATTTAAATTCTTTTATTAAATTGTGATTTGTGCAAACACCATCGGGGCAACTTAACTCAGGACTAATATATCCAGAATCATATTCCACTAAAAAGCCATATCCCGCTTCATTTGGTTTTAATATTTTCATATTTATATTTCTCTATAAATATGTTAAAATTTAAATAAAATTATTTTTTAAATGATATAAAAAAAAAGAGGGACATTAATCCCCCTTTTTTTTGTAAAATATAAAATGGTCATCCTTTTCAAAAAACTCAGAAATTAATTTTTCTGATATGTAACTTATTTTAGATTGTAGGTTATCTGAGTTTATTGGTAATAATGGTTCTTTTTTAAAAAAAGTAAGTTCTACTGACATATAACTTCTTTTTTCACTACTAATCCCAGAAGAAGCCATATTAAAATCTACGATAGTTTTTTTCTTATAAAAGAAATCTTCGTCTAATATTTGAAAAAGTTTTTGTTTTACCCCTTTAGCTTTATTTTTAATTATAAAATCATAATTAACTTCTTCATATTTTTTTGGTTTACCCCATGCTGATATTTGTACATAAATTGATTTGGGGTTTTTGTTGTCTACTGTACCTGAAACTACGTTATAATCAAATGGTGTATCTAATTTTATTTCCTTACCTCTTCCCATGATAAATAAATTCTAACTCTTTATTATACACAGGTACCAAGTAATTAAAGTTGGCTGTGTGGTTAGAAAATAGTTTACCAACACTTCTTAATTTTTTATTCATTCACAATTTTTTTTATTAAATGTTATTTTAACTAAATATAATAAAATTATTGTGTAAAAAAAAGCCCCCATTATTTTGGGGGCTTAATTTTAAAAACTTACTCAACAGTTGGGGATTGTGTCTCCTCTACCTCTTCCGTTTCTTTGTTTTTCTTTTCCTTTTGTATTTGAGTTACAGTATAACCAGCTATTAAAAACTCCATACCAGCCCAAATACTTAATTCATAGACATCCATAGTGTCTATTTTTTTTAATAAGAAAAATGTCATACCAAACTGAGCTATTAAAAAAGCTACCCCAGACTCAACCCTTTTCTTTGAAAAATAAGAAGTTTTAGCTGAATACATGTTTAGTATTTCCGTAACAAACCATTTAATTTTGCTACCAACGTTTACAAACCAATTTCTAATCATTTTAATTTTTTGTTTTATTTTTTTCATTGTTAAAAAAACTATTTAATTTATTTGTTATGGCGTTAGTTAAAGTCTTATTTGAAGTGCCAGTAATAACGCCTAAATTTTCTAACACCGATATTAAATACTCTAAAACAATATAAATAAAAATGGAACCATGTAGCCAAGTAAATAATACTAAAGCTAAGCTATCAAAAACACCATTAGAGTTAATAAACTCTAATCTCATTGAATTTGTTACGTATATTAAAGTTAACCAAACCAATACTTTTAAACCAAAACGACCAAATTTATGTGAAACAATTGGTTCTTTTTTAACTTTTGATGCAATTAAACCAGTTATGAGTTCTAAAACTACTAAAACAACAAAAGCTATTATTGTTAAATTTTGTAAACCAAAAATAGTTTCAAAAATAGCTGATAAACCAGCAAAAGATAGTGTTAACGGTAGTATATTGAAATGTATGATAGAAGAATTAAAATCTTCAGTACAAGTAAACCCAAAATTTGATACTATGTAGTTTAAAAACTTATTAATCATTTTTTAGGTTTTTCTTTAGTTCATACAATCTTAAAACATTTTGATTAGAATCATCACTATTTTCTACCATTTTATAAATGGCGTCTTTAGTTTCTAATAATTTTGATTTAATTGTAACGTTATCAACATTTTGTTCTAAATGTTGGTTGACTAAAGAAATTGTCTCTTTTATTAATTGGGATACTAAAGTTTTAGTTTTTTCTTTGTCATTTTCACGTAAAACTTTTAAAATATCTTTTTCTTCTTCTGTTAATTCAGAATATTTTTCATTAAATTTTTCAGTAGCTATCTTTAAGAATTTTTTTAAATCAACATTTTCTTTAATGTAACTACTTTCTTCTTCTGTGTTTATTTTTTTATCCGTCATTAACCATTCTAATAGATTAGATTTACTCTCTTCTATTTTATTTATTGTTAAAGCGTTTTTTTCACTATGTAAAATAGTTTCTAAATTCTTATGTACCTCTTTAATTTTTCTTGTGGATAAATCTACATTATTTTCTTTTAGAATACCTAATAAAATATTTGTTTGTTTTTTAATGGAATCATCACCCCGATATTTTTCTAATAATGAAATATTTTCTTTTAAATATTCATTGGCTCTAACCTCACTTTTTATAGTTTTATCTTCTATGTTTTTATAAACAATAAAAGCAGTTTTTAAAACCTCATTTTCTTTTATTGTTTTTATAAATTTTTTATAAAGATTTTTACCTTTTTTATCTTTTGAGATATAAGATTCTATTAATTTTTCTGTAAAGATATCTTTTACTGTACCAAAATCCATAATATATTTTATTAATAAATATACGTTAATCTATTAGTAAGTCGTCGTCCTCTAAATTTTCTTCTTTTAACAATTCATCAATACCTCTAGTCATCATAAAAATATCCTGATTTCTTTTCTTACCCTCAAGTAATAATTTATCTATTACATTATCATCACCTCTAAATCCTTCACCAAAACCACCTGTTTCTTCACCACCAGTTTCACCACCAGCTTCACCGCCTAATTCAGAAGATTCTTCACCACCAAATCCACCGGTTTCACCTCCACCAAATCCACCACCAAATCCGCCAGCTTCACCTCCACCAAATCCCCCAGCTTCACCACTAGCTTCACCACCAGTTTCACCACCAGCTTCACCAGTTTTTTGTGTTAAAATATCACCGTAAAGTTTATCTACCTTATCAAAGAAACCTGTTTTTGTAATAACTTCTGCTGTTTTTTCTAATTCTGCTGCAGCCGCCTTTTCTAGTCTTTGTTGTTCCAAATCTAATCTAATTTCGTCATCAGACCAGTTAAATATATTTTTCTTAGCCCATGTATGTGAAGTTGGTGCTATACCATCTGTTGCTGCAACTAAATCTTTATATAATAAAACTTTTTCTTTCCATTGCTCAACCTTTAACATCTCACCTTGTGTTGACGGGTTATTTAAACTTAATTTAAAATTACCCAGTTCATCATGAAAACCTAAAACGTATAAATGAATAATCGCTATTTTATTTAATTCCTGTATAATAGCCTGTTGTATTCTGTTTATTGTTCTAGCAAATCTAATATCTAATAAAGCTAAATTTTTACCATCACCAGTAGCTTCATCAAAACCCAAAAAAGTTTTAGGTATTCTTAAAGCTGTCACCATTTTTCTTTGAATAAATTGTATATCAGCAATTTGATCTAAGTTACCGGCACCAGCCAAAGTTTCAATCGGACTCGACGCATTTGGGTCTCTAACTGGGACAAAATAATCTTGGTCAACAGCTAAAGTGTTATATCTAACATCTAATTGACCTGTTTTATTATCAGCTGTTTGTGTTCTTTTAAATTTATTTGCTACTTTTTGTACATAAGCCTCAACATCCGCATCATCAATATTACCGACATAAACCTTAAATACTCTTCTTTCTGGTGCTCTAGTCACACGATAAACTAACATTGCGTCTTCAGCTAAAAGAAGTTGCCTCCAAGTACGTCTAACTTTATCTAAAACAGAAGTTCCATATGGTAATTTTCTGTCATCACCCAATAACCTAAAGTGAGCCACCTCCCAAGCATTAAATTCTAATCTTTTAGATTTCCATTCAAATTTAACCTCTTTCTTTTTTTCATTTTTTTCTACATCATTTTCATTAAATTCAAAATTATTAGAATCGTTTCTAGAGATTTCAATATTAGTTAATTGAGTAGAACCGATGATACCGTATTTATAATTTAATTTTAGATGTACAAAATTATCACCATATTTACAAGTATTTCTTGTCCACATTGGTAAATTAGAATGGATATCTAAAACATTGTAAAATAAATCTTCTAAAACTTTTTTTATTCTAGAGGAATCTGAATAAATGGATAAAATTTTACCTTGTTCATTTAAGGTACAACTTTCTTCTGACATAGTGTCCAGAGCTACAGCTATTTCTGGTGTAAACTCCATGGCTTCATAATCCATATAAGAAGCTAATCTAGTTGTCTCATAATAAGTAGCTTTTTGATACATCTCATTATCAATTTTTTGCCACTGAGAATCTAAATATTTTTGTTGTTGTAATTGTAATTTTTGTCTTTCGTAATCTTCTCTAGAATTTGTTACGATTAAATCTTTATCTGTAAAACTATATTTTGGATTCCCTCCGGTATTAGCCTTTATTGTGCCACCACGCCCAAATATTTTATACAATTTTTGATAAACTGTTAGATTATCTTTATTTTCTGCCATTTTTTAAATTTATTTTTTTATAAATATCCATATTAAAGTTAATTCACCTTATTTTAATGTGAATAGTGTATTGATTCAACAAATAATAAATTTGATATTAATCGACATAATCACAGTCTACGTAAGCCAAATGACTACCATTGTTAATGTCAACTTCCCAAACATAGGCCACTAAATTATCATATTCACCAAAACAAGGGCTTTGTTTTGATTTAACAACGCCAGGTCTAGTAATACCACCACCTTTAGCACCGTTGTCTGGTGGACACCATTTGTATTTAATTATACCAGCACCAGATCTAACATTACATTGTCTAGAAAATGGTTTATTTGAACTAAATTGTTTTTTACTCATTTTATCTTTTTTTAAACCCAGGCATACCAGAAAATAACCAAGAATATTCTTGTGTTTGTTTTACTGTTTGTTTTTCCTCTTTTTTATTATTATCTGTATAAAAACCTATATTTAAAACATCTCCTAAATATTCACTCTCTTCTACTAAATTAGTCTCAACCGACCAACTATTAATCATTGCTTTTGCCTGACCTTTTGATTTTTCTAAATCTTTAAAAGATGTCATTGCGACAAAACAACACATACCAACACACATAAGAAGGTCATCGTGATAACCCTTCATGTGGTCAGCTCTACCACTAATAAAAACAAAAGTTTCAATTTCAGCTAAAGTTCTTTTAGACCTAATTTTAAACATGTCTAATCTAATAGCCTCCTCTAACTTGGATATGATTGTATTTCTATTTTTTTGAAAATTTAATCCAGGTAACTTACCCCTATCCATATACTTTTGTAACGATTTATTGTTTTCAACAGAGTCAATACCAACAGTGACATCGTAGTAAAGATTTTTTTTAGGGTATCCCAACTCAATTAATTTAAGAACAACAGAGGCACCCCAACCACCCGTAATATCCACAACAACAAAGGCGTTATAAGATTCACCGTAGTATTTACATATTTCACCTAATACATCAGGTGCAACTTTTCCATGATATTCAGCAACTTGGTTACCAGTGGTAAAATCCCATATACACATACCAGCAAAATCGTCAGAAGAACCTGAAGATGGGTCAGCAGATAAAATATACTCATGTCCGGCTATTGGGTCTTCCCATACCCACATATTACCATCAACCCATTCTTTTCTCATGGGTTCTTTTACATTATCCCGTTCTTGCCTACTTTTATATTTATCATCAATGACATTATCACCAGAACCAACAAAGGAACATAATAATTCTTGAGCAATGGACCTAGCATTGTGGTTAAGTTGTGCACACATGTCATCAAACCATTTTGATCTAGGTTCGTAACCCTTTTCAACCATTTCAGGCCATTTTTCTTCTGGTACAGTAGATTCAGGGCCAAAACCACTCTTAGGGTCTTCTATGTTTTCAATTATTTCACCACTTTTTTCGTCTCTAAAAACCCAAGACATTCCAGACCTATCATTTCTACCATTATACCTTGGATCTTCATACCATCTCATTGAAACTATATTGAAATTATTTTTTCCTCTTTCGGCTGTAACATAAGCCTTATGATATAGTGGGTCATGACCATTTGGTGTACTAATCAATATAGACCTACCTCCCGTAGATAAAGATGGTTGTGCTGCAGTGTAAAATTCTTCACCACGGTGACCCTCTATAAAGGCTGCTTCATCAACTACAATAAAAGAAGGTGTATAACCCCTTAAAGCGTCTTTAGATGAGGCAACAGCTTTAACTTCAGAACCATTCCATAATTTATAGTGTGAACTAGAATTTTTTTCAGGGTTAAACCAACTATCACTACCTGGTGGTCTATAAACATCCATCCAATCTGGTAATTGCATGGTAAAGTCTTTTATTTTTTTTAAAAATTCTTTTGCTGTTTCCTGTTTATTTGCCGCTATAAGAATTTTTTGTGTACTCTTATTTGAAGCTAATGCGGTTAAAACAGCTAAATAAGCGGCTGTTGTTGTAGAAATACCCGCTTGTCTAGGTTTCATTACAATATTGTGATGATGGTCCTTATAAGCTAGAATTAGTTCTTTTTGTCTAGGAAAAAGTTTAAAAGGTACAAAACCCTTTTGTGTTCTATCTTCCGTTTCTAAATAAGACTCAATAGCGTAAATAGGGTCCTTTAAACACCTACCAATTTCATACATCATTTGTGCTTTAGGTAAACTCATGCTTATAAATATCAATGGGCATGAAAAAACCCACCATAGTAGCGAACTTGGTGGGTTTCATAGTCCGTAGACTACAACGGTCCTAATCCGTTTATCTTTATCTATTCTTTAAGATGTCTCTAATTTGTGAGGCGAATTCATAATCTTCATCCTCAAGTGCTGATTTCATTAAGTTCTGTAACTCTTCTTTAGACATATCATTAAGGTCTTTAGGTTCTTCTGGACTCTCATCACCTTGCTGTCCGCCTAAAATACTTTTTAAAATTTCATCTTTAGGTTCTTCCTCATCTGGTGTAATAGTGTCCCCCTCTTCTTCGTCATCAGTATCTTTGTAACCACCAAGAGCTGTTTCAGAATCTTCTGCTCTTAATTCTTCTATGGCCTCCTGAGCCATTCTTCTAACTTTTTGTTGAGCTTCAGCTTTATTTTGGAGTAGACCCTCAACGACACTATTGTACTCATCGTCACCTAATTCTTGAAAAATATTCCAAGTCAAAGAAATCACTTCTTGATTATCTACAGGAATTTGTGTGACAAATTTTTCCCACATTTTTGTACCCAAACGAATATCATTAGTTTCATACTCCAAATGGTCAGTTTTATCTAAAACATATTGTCTTTCCTCCCTATCTTGTGGTAAACCCCATAAAGACATTAATTCAAGTACACCTTTACCCAATTCGTGTAAAAGAATTGGAAAAACCATTCCTTGTGCGATGATTTTAGGTTTTTTTGGATTAGTTAAATCTACTCTTACGTTTCCAGCGTGAATACCAGTTTCACCATACTGTTTAATAGCCTGATCATCCATTAAGAAATAATTAGCGTCATTAGCCGCCATTATATTAGAATAGTTAGTAACTAATTGTGGGTTTTCTCTTCTTAATTCATCATCTGAATGATGTAAATTTTGTGACTTTCTACCAGCACCATGTATCATTGCGTTAGTAAATCTACGTCTTTTAATTTTTGGTTTTAATTGTTCATGAGTTTTTCCTTGTGGTGGTTGTTTAACACCTTTAGTACTTTTAAGGGTACCCTTTTCAACTTTACCTACCTTAAGACCATGTTGTCTAGATAAAGCCTCCATTTCTCTTGGTGAAATATCACGACCAACTAAAGCCTTTGGTGGTATACCTGTGATTGTTGCAACAAATTCAACACTACCTTCAGGTATATTATATTCTTTACTTATTATCTGAATGGCTTTTCTTTGTAGGTTTTCAATACCTAAACTATATTCTTCTTTTGCGGCATTTATTAAAGAGGTTGATAAAAGTTGTTGTACGTCATCGAGAGTTACATCTTGTTTACCTGTTTTTCTTCTAATATTGTCAGCAATATCATCAAAAGATTCTCTAGCTAACTGATTAATTAAGTCACTATCCAAAAAATCAGAATAGTCGTTTTCACCATTTTCAAAACTTTGTCTTACATTATCGTTCATATTTGCTTCAGATATTAAATTATTTTTAATAGATTCCATTAAATCAGATTTTTTAAACAAAATCTTTTTTTCATTTACAATGATACTCATAATATCTGATTCAGACAAATTTATTTTTACTTTTTTCATAGATTCTGCACTTTGGATTATTTCTGCCTTATCATAATTTGATCCTACAGTTAATTTCGAGGCCGCATCTTCTGGGTTCATTTTTGATACAATCTCTTTAAATTCATCAAAATCCTTTTGGTTTTTAAATTTACCGTCAGGATTTAAAGTCAAATCGTATAATTTAGCTTTAACATTCTTTTCAATTTCTTTAGCTTCAGTAAAATTTTCTTCATCATTTAGAAGATAAGTTTCTTTTTTTTTATTTTTGTCACCCATTACTTTAGCACTTTATTTTCTTTATATTTTAATGTTAAATCATATTCATAAAGTTGGTCGTCTACATATTCCTTTGTATCACCAAACTTAAATACTCTACGTTTATCGGGTAATTCACCATCCTCGTTTAATTTTTCCCAACCCAAAGCAATAATACCCTCAACTGCATTATAAATATCACGGACACCATCCTCTTGAACTAATTCTAAATCAAATTCATCAGTTTTTAATGTACCAACTAATTTAATTATTGATTCGTCTGGTGCCAATTCTCTTGTATCTGTCATGACAGAGGACTCATACCAAGACTCATCCCACTCCCAATCCGTAGAATCAGAAAAGAGGAACTCAAAAATGTGTTCCCCTTTAAATGTTTTTCCTATTCTATTAATATAAATTAAATACATTTTTATTCAAAATCTACATCTTTATTGTAACCCGCTTTCGGATCAGTTCCTTCACCTGGCTCAATATGAGGAGGTGCAGTAAATGGTCTTCTTGAAGGCCTTTCTGAAGGGTTTTTTCTTTCAGGTTTGCCAGGTTTTGTTGCTGGTTCTTTAGAAGGTGATGGTTTAGATGGTGCTGGAGATGATGCCATTGTGGGGTCATCACTCATATAACTTCTTCTTCCACGAGCTTTCGGATCAGTTCCTTCACCTGGCTCAATATGAGGAGGTGCAGTAAATGGTCTTCTTGAAGGCCTTTCTGAAGGGTTTTTTCTTTCAGGTTTGCCAGGTTTTGTTGCTGGTTGACCAGGTTGTTCTTTTGGTGACCTTTTTGGTTGATTCATTTCTGTGTCTTTAAGTATATCTAAACTATTTTTTTCTTTTGAAGTTAAATCTTCTCCAAAAATTTCGATAAAATCTTCAACACTGTCAATAGGTTCACCAATAAATTTATTACCACTCATTTCACCAACCTCAATATTACCTACAGAATTAATTCTTGCTACAAGTAATTTTTTATCACCTTCAATTATATCTAAATAAATTAAAGATTCTTCTGGGTCTTCACTAGTTTCTTTTTTTCTTAATTCAACATCCATACCATATCTTCTAACCACTTTTTCTACGTCTTCATAAGCACGTTCTTGTTCATATGTCTCCATTTCTACATTCAAATGGTCTTCATTCATATAATCAGTTTCACTCATAAAATCAAAATTAGTATTATAGGGTAATCTATGTTTTGCCCAATCCTCAGAAGGTCTTTCTTCATAACCAGGTGTACCAAGTTTATAGTAATGAGAGGTCATATCTTTATCGGCCTGTCTTTTAGCTCTTGTCATTTCAGACCTATCATATCTTTTTGTAGAATTCGGTCCATATAAAACATCTGAATCATCTTCTGAATCAAATAATAATTTATCTTTAACGTTTTTATCTGTTGGTTCTGCTACTTTAGGGTTTTCATATTTATCTTGGTCATCCTCCATATAAGAATCGTAACCACCATCAGTAACAATCCCCATATCACTCATTTCCTTCATCCAAGAATTAAAAGCTTTTTCATTAAATTTATCACCCATATAAGAATCATATGATTCATCAACATCTTCTTTTGATGGGAATTCGTGAGAAACATCATCATCTGAACCCCATTCATTTTCTGAATCTTCACCACTAAAATATCTACTTCTTCTTTCGTGTTTAGGGCTAACATATTTATCCATACCATCAAAAGGATCTGAATCATCCATATAAGAATCGTAAGATTCTTCTACTTTTTCTTCCTCATCACCAAAGTCAAAACTTTCTTTATCTGTTTCAACATCATCATCTGATTCTTCTTCTGATGTTTTCTTAACAGTTCTTATAATATCTTTTTTATCTTCCGAATTCATATTATCCAAATCTAAAGCGGATAAAACAGATTTAGCGACCCATTTCATCATATCAGAAGAAATATCCTCAACATCTCTAAGTTGTTGACCTAACTTACCAGTAGTACTTTGGATATCTTTAATTTCATCGTCAGAATCTTCTAATTCTAAATCTTCTTCATCACTAAAAGTATCTTTATTTTCTTCTGGTGTTGGTTGTTCGGTTTCTTCCGATTCCTCATCACCACCAAATCCAAAATCACTATCGGTTTCTTCAGATTCCTCATCACCGCCAAACCCAAAACCACTATCAGTTTCTTTAGAATTTTTGTCACCAGCATCCTCAGATGGAGCTTCATCACCAAAATTAAACCCAGCTATATCTTCAGATGGTTCTTCAATGGGGGCAACATCTTTTTTTTGTTTTTTATTGCCTAATTTTAAAACAAACTTTTTCTCAGATAAAATATTGTCAGATTCTAATAAGTTAATAGAGTTTACTTCATGGTGATTGTTTATCTCTTCAAACATTAAATTTAAATGTTTGGTTGCGTCACTAAAAGAATTAAAAGATTTTTTCATTTTGTTAGCAACACCACCTACATAATCAAAATCTGATTCTTTTAAATTTTCTTTTGTTTGTGCCTCTTTTATATGGTATTTTTTGTTTTCTCTAACAATAGCGTATGTTTTACCGTCTACAGAGTTTTTGGTCAACTCAAAGTTAGATATAATAATTTTATTTTCTGTAACAATTGGTTTAATATCAGCCAATTGTAACATTCTTTCTATAGTGCTTTTTCTCATTTTATAGTTTTTTATTTTTATCCCCTTATGTTCCAAGTACCGTCAGTATTAACACCACCTTGACCAGCCGGACCATTTGCAAATGCTTCAGGTTTTTTCTTACCTAATAAAGCGATACCAGTACCAGATATGTCTGATGAAGAATTAACTGTTAAATTTAATACTATGGGACCACCCGTTGGTGAAGGTAAAGCAACACCTTTATATGTTAAAGTACCACCAGCGTTAACGTATACTTGATAATATGTATATGCTGAATATACTGCGTTAGTGGGTAAATGTAATACTGAATAACTATCCATAATTTCTTTTTCTATATAAATATGTTTATTATCCTTTAAATTTTTATTTTTTAATTATTTAAAGGTTCCTTTTCATCTATTTTTTCCAAAAAAGATGAAGGTATCAGATGTTTTTTTAATTGTGGGATTTTTGATAATATAAAATATATGCTACCCCCTGGTAATATTATAGCAAAAGTAAAACCACTTAATTTTAATAAATCTTTTAATTGGTCACCGATTTCCTTTTTTTCTTTTTTAGTTAGGGTACGTTTTTCTTTAACAGCTAAAACTAGTTTATTAAACGCTTCTTTAGTTTCTTCGTTTTCTTGTTTTAAACCAATTAATATCCTTTTATAGTTTTTAGATATTTTTTCTATAAAACTTTTATACATTTTTTTATTTATATGTTTTTTATAATTAACCATTTTTTTTTATTCGGGTAAAGGACCTAAATCACCCATAAATTCCTCAATATTTTTTGAGACAATTTTAGGGTATTTATTTTCTAACCATTCTATTAATTCTTCTTCATAATAGAATTGGGGTAAATCTATAATTTCAACACTATCATAATCACCCATATCAGCCTGATAATCTATTGGTAAAATAAGTTCACCATTCCAAAAAGGTGTGGCAAAAAATAAAATCTCATTTTCACCATCTTGCCACCATTCTACACTACCACTCATGGTATCAGTATTGTATTTCCATTTACCATACCTTTGAACCCCATTTTTACGAAAATAATCTAAAATTATTTCATATTCTTTACCATGGTCACCCTCAATATCATTTTTTATTGGTGTAGGATTTATTTCTTTCATCCAATTTAAATCATCATTAGTCATTGATTCTAATAAAGTATTTAATTCTTTTGATTCTAAAGTTAGGGATTTATCGTATGCAACAGTTTTTATATCATAAAGTCTATCCAACATACCGTTTCTTCTTAAAACTTTAAAAACCATATTTTCGATTGAGAACTCACCGCCAGACTCAAGTCCAGATTGTCTCATTCTTTTAATTTTATTTTTTAATTTATCTACACCACTGATTACTTTTTCATAATCATCTTCATCCGATAATAAATCATATAGACCCTCAATACGATCCATTAATTGTGATGCTTTATTTTTAATTGAATTACTTTTTATAGTAATTTTTCTTTTTGTTGGTTCACTAACCCATTCATTTTTTAAAATAGAATAAACACCTTCTGAATGGTATTCTTCACCTATATTTTGTACATAAAGCTCAACATCATAACCATAAATTGTGATATCATGTTCTTGTGACCATTTAAAAGTTTTTGCTTTAAAAAAATCTAATATTAAATCTTCATCCACTGGAACATCTTTATAATCAATTAAAATATGTAAATCAACATCAGAATATTTTGACCAATTATAGTTAGCTAAAGAACCCATTAAAAAAACATCTTCTATATCTACATCGGGTATTTCTAAAGACTCAAAAAAATCATCAGCAATTTTTAATAAATTTTTTCTAACTTCAGGTTTCATTTTTTGATTTTCATCCCATATTTTAGGATTTAATTCATCTTGCATTTTAAAACCTGAGAGGTCTATTTTTCTACTTGCTTTTTCAATTTTTTTCTCATTTATATCCATATTCATAAATATCACGATATTTATTAAATGATAATGAAAAAATTAATTAAGAAAATACTAAAAGAAGAAAATGACTTTGATTGGGTTGGTGGTATAAATCCTGCCACAATGGAAGAGGTTGTTGCTAAAGTTAGAGATCTTCGTGATATTGGTTATAGAAAAGACCCTGAAGAAAGTCAACTTACTAAAGCCATTCATAAGTTAGGTTTAAATAAAGATGAATTAAAAACTTTATTTACCGCTTTATACCATTTTGGTGATTATTGTCACAATGAAGGTGTTGACATTGGTCATCAAGAAGCTTATAATCATGCTTATAATGAAGGTTATAGTGAGGGCTATAGTGTGGGCTATGATGAACGTAAAACAGAGGAAAATGATCATACTGAAGACATAAGAAAAGAAAGTTATGATAAGGGTTATGATGATGGATACGATGATGGTATATCTGATGGACATGAAAAAGGTTACGATGAGGGCGTTGAGGTAACCTACCATAAAGCCTTTGAAGAGGGAAGGGCATATGAAGCCGGTATTGAAGTTGAGGATTTAGAAAGAAGGGAGTCCGGTTTTGACCCCGAAGAATATGGTGAGGACTATGATGAAAACTATTAAAATATGAAAAAAGTAATTAGAATAACAGAATCACAATTAGATGAGTTGGTAGAAAGAAGGGTTTCAGATTATTCTGCAATAGAAGTTGCTCAATTTTTAAAAGACATTGAATGTACTGGTGAAAGTGTTAAGAGTATAGTTGAAAGAAAATTATCTGAACATGGTTTTGAAGATATTGTAATAAAATTTTTAAGTTATGGTAGTGAAAAAGATGATTTAAAATATATTGTGTACACAGAAGGTCCAATATTTACTTTTGTTGCTAGAAGTAGGTCAGAAATGGAACCGCCTTGTATGGATATCACAGAGGTAACAGCTTTTACTAGAGCTTAATTTTTTTTCTTTTCTTTTATTTCCTCAACTAATAACGTGGTATCTATTTTATCTAATTTATCAAAATTGTATTTTTTCATTGTTTTATTAAATACAGAACCTTGGCTTTCAGAAACCTCAAACCTTACATAATCTCTATCTAATATATCCCTGTAAAGATATTGTGTACCACCTTTAAAAGTTACTTTTAATGTTTTTTCTATTTTATTATATTCCGATAATAAAATATTCGATGAGTCTATTAAACATTCAACAACACCATCTTTTCTTTCTGTTTTTTTAATTACTGGCATTTTAAAAACCTTTATAATTTTTGATCATTTTTAATGGAAATATGTGACCCTCAACATATGAGTCACCATTTTTTTCCTCTTTTTGTAAGTGTAATATAAAATTATCACCACTAACTTGAAAAGAAGCCTTTTCATAGTTAACAGAATATGTTCCGTCAAAATCATCCATAGAATTTGGATCATTTTTAAAAATAATAGTTAATTTTTTATACATAAAAAAATATTTTAACCAATATAAAAACAAAACAAAAAATTATCAATAACAATTTGTTTTTTAAAAGCTTGTTAAATGTTTTTGTTTATACTATATTTGGTTAGTGAAACCGTTGGATGAAAAAATAAAATCAGCAATAAAAAGGTCTTTCATTGAATCCACCAATTTAGGTGGTAATTTTATTGAACCTGAGCACATATTATTGGCCATATTATCTGATGATAGTAATATTGTTGTTAAAACATTGGGTTTGATGGGTCATAATAATGATGATTTAATTTCTAAAATAGAAGGTTATTTAAGATTAAAAATAAAAAACCCTAGTTTAGAAAAAAAAATACTAACTTTAAACAATGAATCTAGGTTACTACTTAATGTTTCTGAATTAGAGTCAGATAAATTAGGTGATAACCATATAGGGTGTGAACATTTAATGTTATCCTTATTAAAAAATAAAGGTCTTGATTGTACCAAAGTTTTATGGCATCAAGATATAACTTATAAAAGTTTTAAAGAAAAAATAAAAGAAATTAAAAAAGAAATAACTATGAGTGGAATTGCAGACGATTTTAATGAAAAACAAGGTGGTTTTAATAAAAAAACCAAAGAAAACAGTAATACACCAGTATTAGATAATTTTGGTAGGGACATAACTAAATTAGCTGAGTCTGGTAAAATTGACCCTATTATTGGCAGGGATAATGAAATTGAAAGAGTTACACAAGTTTTATCTAGAAGGAAAAAAAATAATCCTCTATTGATTGGTGAACCGGGTGTTGGTAAAACTGCTATTGTTGAAGGTTTAGCTTTAAAAATTGTTGAAAAAAACTGTCCTAGAGTTTTATTCGGTAAAAGAGTAGTTTCCCTTGATTTAGCTTTATTGGTTGCTGGTACAAAGTATCGTGGTCAGTTTGAGGAAAGAATGAAAAGTATCATGGATGAACTTGAAAAAACTGATGATGTTATTTTATTTATCGATGAAATACACACAATGATTGGTGCTGGTAACGCGTCTGGTTCTCTAGATGCTTCTAATATCCTAAAACCGGCTTTAGCTAGAGGTGAGATTCAATGTATTGGAGCAACAACGTTGGATGAATTTAGGGAAAATTTTGAAAAAGATGGGGCTTTAACTAGAAGGTTTCAAACAGTATTAATTGACCCACCATCTAGTGAAGATACTTTAAAAATATTGACTAATATCAAAGAAAAATACGAAGAACATCACAAAGTAGAATACCAAGAAGGTGCTATAGAGGCTTGTGTTAAATTAGCCGATAGATATATTACAGACAGAGAACAACCAGACAAAGCTATAGATATATTAGATGAAGTTGGTGCTAGAAGTCAAACTAAGATTGAAGCACCTGAAGAAATTGTGGCTTTAGAGGGTAGTATTAATGATATTGAAGAAACTAAAAAGAAAGTCATTAAAGCTCAAAAATATGAAGATGCCGCAAACCTTAGGGACGAAGAAAGAAGATTAAGAACTGAATTAGATGAAAAAACTAAAGTTTGGTTAGATAAAATGAATAACCATAGAAGAGTTATTACTGAAGACGATGTTGCGGAAGTTGTTGCTAAAATAACTGGTATTCCTGTAAACAAAATAAGTCAATCTGATTTAGAAAAACTTAAAAATATGTCAGAAGAACTAAAAGGTCTCGTAATTGGTCAAGATGTGGCTATTGAACAGATATCTAAAGCTATCAGAAGAAATAGAATGGGAATTAAAAAAGAAGATAAACCAATCGGGTCTTTTATTTTCTTAGGTCCTACAGGTGTTGGTAAAACACATTTAGCTAAAATGTTGGCAAAGAATATTTTTGGTTCCGAAGAAGCAATGATTAGAGTTGATATGTCTGAATATATGGAAAAACATACTACATCCAAATTAATTGGAGCTCCTCCTGGGTATGTCGGTTATGAAGAAGGTGGACAATTAACTGAAAAGATTAGAAGAAAACCGTATTCTGTTGTGTTATTAGATGAAATTGAAAAAGCACACCCAGACATATTCAACATTTTGTTACAAGTTTTAGATGAAGGATTCTTAACCGATAGTTTAGGTAGAAAAATAAATTTTAAAAACACTTTAATTATCATGACATCAAATGTAGGAGCCAGAAAACTACAAGATTTTGGTACAGGTGTTGGTTTTGGAACTAAAGCTAAAATTGAAAACCTAGAAGAAATTAGAAACAACGTCATCAATGATTCGGTTAAAAAAGCTTTTTCACCTGAATTTTTGAATAGGCTAGATGATATTATTATATTCAAGTCTTTAGAAAAAGAAGATATTGAAAAAATTGTTTCTCTACCTTTAAAAGACTTAGAAAATAGGATGTTGGAACTTGGTTATAAGGTTGTAATTTCACAAAAATTAAAAGACTTTTTGGTGGAACACGGTTATGATGAAAAATACGGAGCTAGACCATTAAATAGAGCTATACAAAAATATGTAGAGGACCCAATAGCAGAAAAAATGTTAGATGGTGAGATAAAGAAAGGTGATACTATAAAAATAGGTATCTCAAAAGGTGATATTATTGTTAGTGTAAAATAAATAAAAAACCCTCTTTAAGAGGGTTTTTTTAATAACCTAAAAGTTCTTTTATTTTATTTTTAGCCCTCATAGCATTTGTTTTGGCCGTACTTGTTGATATCCCTAATTTTTTAGCGACCTCATCATATTTTAAACCATCTATATAATGTAATTGAAATGCCTTTCTAAATCCTGGTGAAAGTTGTGGTAAAACTTTTTCTATGTCCCCAACCGAAAAGTCTTCTTTATATTCTTCATCACCGACATTGTATCTAGAAAAATCAAATCCTTCTTCACCACCACTAACAAAAGATAATTTTTTCTTTCTTAGTTCATCTAAAATACTGTTGTTGATGACCCTTCTAACCCAACCTTCTAATGAACCTTTTTCGTCGTACTTATCTAAATTTTTATAAACTTTAATAAATCCGTTTTGACAAAAATCTTCAGCTTCATCTCTATTTTTAGTGTATTTCATACAAACTTGATTTAACATTTTGTCCCACATTTTATTATATATGTCATTAAACTTAATAGATTTATCAGATTCTTTAATTTCTTTTAATAATCTTTTTTTGGTAAAAATATTTTCTAAAACACCGTCACCATTTATTTTTTCTTTTAATTTAGAAACAAACTCATCGGAAAATTTCTTTAAGAAAGGTACACCATCTTTACCAAAGTAAGACAATCCAGATATGTTAGTAATACATTTGTGTCCACCACTATTTGATTGAATCATGTCCCAACCAGTTACAGATAACATCTTTAAAGCTTTAGATTCTCTCTCAGTTAATTCATTATAAGATTTAGTCATTATTTTTTTGATTGCATTTTGCCATCTTTCTAAAGTGTAATCAGGAGCAGAACCTTTTGGTATTTCATTTAAACCCATGATACCGTTTTCTGTGTTACCCAATATAGCAACCATATCGTCATAACTGAAACCTACAGACTCTTCATCAAATTCTTTATTTTTTTCAGCAAAATATTTTACAGTATCTATCGTAATAATTTTATTTTCTAATTCAGTTTTAAAACTTTGTAAAACTTCTTGTGCTATTTCACCTAAATTAACACCTTTAAGTTCACGACTTTTTTTAAACGGATTACAAGACGCTTGTAATAAACCCAATGGCCATGTTATAACCAAAAAATTAGCCTCAGGGTATAATTTAAATGGTACATACCTATCGTAAGAACCAGCTTTAAACATAGAACCACCACCATATTGTTTTATAATACCATATTCAGAATCATACTGAACGTCTTTACTTGTAGATTGTTTTTTTATATAATCCTCTAAATTAGCTTTCATTTCTTGAGCTGTAGCATAACCAAACTCTTTTGCTAATTTAGTAATATTTTGAAAAATATTTAAAAGTGATGGTGTACATCTCATCACAAGTGTTTCTAAAAATTTAGGTTTATTTTTATAGGCTAATAGTAATTTATTGGTTACTAGTGCCATACTAATTTTGTTACGTTCTAAATTTTTACCCTTATTTAGATTAAAAACAAAATTCATTACATCATCTGGTGTAATATCTAATCTAGCATAATCAGCACTATCAATTGTAGATATCATCATAATATCATTTGAGGGAAATATATCAGAGGTTGAGATAATATTAGAAATTGTTTCAACATTTGACCTTGAATGTCTAAAGCTTGTAGAAGAACCTTTTTCTACACCAACTTGAGTGTCGTGGTGGTCAGTATGGATAACGAACATCGGTTTACCGTGAGCAAAGTCAACTAGTACAGGCATTATTTCACCACTAGCATCAGGTTTTTTAATAGAGAATTCTTTATCACCGTATTGAATTATTTCGGCATCAACAACTTTAATTCCGTTGTTTTCTAGGTAATTTTTCATACCAATAGCAGTTGTTACCCCGTCTAAATCTTGGTGGAAATATATTTTTGCCTTTTTATATCTTTTGGCTAACTTATTTATATCACGAATACCACTTTCAAGTAGTAAATTCTCAACTAATAAAATACTCATTATTTATCTTTTTAGATAAATATGTTTATTATCAGTTATAGTTAAAGTAATCGTAAAACCATTTATAACTATTTTTAATATTAGTACAAATATTTGGACCTAACACTTTTAAATAATCTTCTTTAGGTGGTAAAATTTCACTTTTTATTTTGTGGTCACCATAAATACCATAAACACTATCATCTTCTTTAGTTATTTGTTCAACACTAGAAAAATCGTGTTTATATTGTGGTATTTCTAAATAATTGTATATTTTAAACATTTCAGTTTTTGGATCATCACAAAAATCTTCAAATCTAATAAAAAGTATATTTTTATTAATACCCTCTCTAATTATTTGTGATAATCTTTCAATAGCTAAACCTACTGGTTGTGAACCAGCCCATATATCCACTCTTTTTTCTGTACTAGTACCTTTCATTTGTGAGTGATTTACAATACCGGAATCCAATAACTGATTTTTTCTATAATTTTTTTCCATTGAGGCATATATAGACCTTAAATCTCTAACCATACAAATAATTTTTGGGTTTGGATAAAATTCATTTAAAAAATTATAATGAATACCCCAACCCCTACTTTTATCTAAAACATATGGTTTATCTGTTACCCCATCAAAAAATCCTTGGAGGCCATTATTACAATACGATATGAAACCTTTTTTCATTAATTCTTGATCTTGTGCTTTAAATTCTGGTGAATTAGTAAAGTTAGATCTAGAAGCGTAAAGTAGTTCTAAAACACCTGAGGTTGGTGTTACATAAAAATCTGGATTTTGTCCTATAACATTTTGTAATAGAGTGGAACCCGCTCTAGGTAGAGAACTTTGAAAGAATATTTTTTTACTCATTTTTTATTTTTTATTTAATTCTAATTGTATTAATTTATCTAAATATTGTTTAGCTTTTAGTAAGTCTTGAATACCGTTTTTATGTCTCCATCTTGTAACATATTTAACAACATTACCCTCAAAAAAATCTAAATTGTGAGAGTAAGCGTAGTCCCACATTTCGATCCCTTGATTATAGTGTATTGGGTGCTCAACTTGTTCTTTACTTTTTTTTTCCATTTACTATTTATTTAAAATAAAATTAATATATTTGTAATAATAATAAAATTATAGGTGATGGTAAAGTTTAGAATGGTTATTTCTTGGTGGAGACAAACAAAAATAAGACAATTTTTTAGAGAGTTTAAATATGGTATTAAAAACTTAGTTAGATGGTTTCCTATTATTTGGAAAGATAGGGATTGGGACCAAGATTTTATTTATAATTTATTGGCTAAAAAATTAGAATTCCAAGCAAAATATATTGGTGATAGGGATTTTCATACAGAATCTAAACGTGATGCTGAACGTATGAGGTTAGTGGTTAAGTTAATAAATCTCCAACAGGAAGAATTTTATCACATGGAATATATGGATTATGAAGAAGTTGAACATTGGTTTGAGCCTTCTAAAGAACATGCGGGATATAAAGAGTGGAAACATAAAACACTTTCGGAGAGGTATGACGAATTTTTCAAAAAATATCCCAGACAATACAAAAGAGTTTTAAATGGTAAAGGTGTGTTTGCGAAACATAGAAAAGATAATTATGTAGTTGACCCAAATGATAAACACAAAATAGCTTTGGAGATTGCCCACATGAACCAAGAAAGGTGTAGAAAACTATTATTTAGAATAATGAGTGACCACATTGAAAGGTGGTGGGATTAATTAAACACCATAAATTACTTGTGTTCCCACACTAATAAATAGTTACCTCAAAAGTTGTTGGTTCACCTAATATTGTCTCAATACTTGGATCATAAATTATATACCAAAAAACGGGGTCATCCAAATAAGATATTTCATAATCTACCCAATATTTAGTAACATTTTCATCTGCAGTTGGTAAGCCATAATAATCTGCACAAACCTTTCTTGCATCAATAGCATCTTCTTCTTTTGTATATTTATATCCGTTAATAAGCATTCCAAAAAGTGTTAATATTGTTTTCTATTCCTATTCTATTATTACTTTGGTCAGAACCCCAATATATATATTCTTGGTATTGCCCTGTTGTTGTAGAACCCCCACCTTGGCCAAAGACATTCAATGTCCCTACTGCTGGTGCTTCTGTTGCGGTATTAGTTAATTGAACCCCATTTCTATATGCCACTTTTAAGTTTAATGAATCTTTTAGTGATGTCATAGTACACCTACCTAACGTAAATATAAGGTCAAAAGAAAGTAAAGTCGACATTCTACTACGAACTGAACAACTATTAGAAGCATTAAGCCACGCAAGTGTTGATGGTGTAACATCTGCTGTGTTGCCCAAATGGTGTAAATTTTCACTGGTTGAGTTTCTTCTAAACATACTAATTGATAAATATTGGGTGTTTGAGGTTATCCCAGATGTTAATAAATATCTATCATTTGTCCAACTTGTAGTGATTTTATTTGTGTCAATATCTAATACTATAGACCCAGGACCAGCACCACCCCCAACAATTTGACATTGATTAGCCGTAGTAGATTGGGTGGCATTATTTGCATTACCACTTTGATCATACCAAGTTGTAATAAACCCATCACTAACACCACAAAAATTAAGTAAAGAAGTGATATCTAAAATATCACCATCAAAACCTATGTTTAATTCAGTATTATCATTAGACCTTCTTACCCTTATTGCACTACCTGTATAAGCAGTCCTTAATTTACGTAATGAATAGGCAACAGTTGCGTTTGGGTATATATCTAGTATTTTATTTCTTACTGATTGTGGCCTCGGACCCCTTATTGCACTCATAATCCAAATCTACTTTTTAATGCATTATAATTTTGCCTAATCTCATTTAAAGTTAAAGCTCTATTATAAATAGATGCTGTGGCTATTTTACCTTTAAATCTAGAGGCACCCGCTGAAGTACCTCTACCAATATCCGGTTCATTTGGCCCTGAAACTCTACCTGAAACTCTACCCTGATTTGTTAATTGTCTTACTAAATTACCATTAACATAAATAGTTAATGTACTAGAAGTAAGTGTTGGCTCTAACTGACAAGTTGCAACAACATGATTAAATTCATTTGGAAAATTAGCGGCAGTAAATTGACCGTAGGTTACGCCAAATTGTGCTGTACCATCTGTTAGAGCAAAATTAATATTATTACCATAGGGATACAACCAAGTCCTATTAGCGTTAGCACCTGGACCAGGTAAATAAAGTACACTACCTTGTGCTGAAAGCCTATCATGGCTAAACCAACTTTCATAGGTTAAATTTGCTGGTATATTAACTAATGGAGTACCACCACCAAGAGAGGCTAAATAATCATCAGTACCATCAAATTGAAAATATTTTAAGTTATTGCTACTAACTACTTGCATACCACCTATAAAATTTAATCTACTAAAAGTAGAACCCACTTCTCTTTTAGCTATTGAAAAAGCTCTTGTTTGTCCACTATAACAATCAGGATTTTGTGCATCAATATAAAAGACTAATCCATTTGTTACTATTTTAGGTGAAAAATAAAAACTCATATTTTATATACTTCTTACAATCGTTTTAACTTCCCAACCACTTGTTGCGGCAGAAACTCTTAATGAGGCATTTAAACCATCTGAAATCATATTAAATGTTATTGGTGTGGTTGAACCAATACTAGTAGTAGTCGATTCTGTTGTATTAACAGATGTACCACTAAAAATAGACATTATTTGACCAGCTCTAGCACCACTATTATTTCTAACAGTGTATTCAAACCACGCTCCTGTATAAGCACTTATTGGAATAGAATAAAGGGTGTTTAAACCGACAGAAGGAAATAATCTAACTGTCGTATTTAAAGAAGGTGCCAAATAATTACCCATTAAAACCACGTCTGTATCAAAAACCTCTAGTATTGGTAAACCCGATATATTGTTAACACTAAATAAAGAACCAACTAAACTATCTGTAACACTAAATAGTTCACCACTAGAGCCTTGTATGGTAAATAAAGGTTGGGTACTACCAGAACCAATAATAGTTAAAACATTTTGTGAAGTTCCTGACATTACAGAGTTACCATTAACTGTAAAATTACCATTAACTGTTAGACCAGTCATTGTACTTATATTAGTAACTAAATTTGAAGCCCCACCTCTTTGTATTGTTAAATTATTATTAGAGTAAGTAAAACCTGTGACACTTTGACTTGAGCCTCCCCCAGTTGTAAAACCACTAGTTTGTACCACAGAACCATTAGTGTTTGTTAAAGTTAAAATACCTGTACCAGAATCATAAGTAGCACCAGTTAAAAAAACATCGGTATAACCCGTCAAGAAACCTGATATATCAAAAGTGTTGCCTGAATTTGTTACAAATGTTGCAACACCAGTATTAGGATTATAAGTACCACCTGTTACTGTCATATCTGTCGCTAAAATGGATAAACTAACTGTGTAAGCACTTCCATTGTTAACTAAAGCTGTTAAATTAAAATTAGATTGATTAAAAGTTAAACCTGTTAAATAAAAATCATTTGCTGGTGTGGCTGGTGGTTGCCAAGTAGCATTACCACTAACATCAGAAGTTAATATGTAACCATTTGTTGCTCCGTTTGTGACTTGTAAATCTGTTGTTTTGGTTTTTCCAAAAACCTCTACCTGACTACCTACCGCTAATAATAAGTTACTTCTAGTAAGATTACCAGTACCATTACCAATAATAAAAGCCCCCTGTGTTGAGGCAGTTAAGTTATATTGTCCTGAAACATGTTGGTAATTACCTTGTGTTATTGTTCCATAACCTTCAGCATGTGAATAATCCCCAGACGCCGTAGTTCTACCACCTTCAGCATGAGAATGACCCCCTAATGATGTTGTTAAATTACCCTCAGCATGTGACCAATCCCCTAAAGATTTTGTGTTATTACCCTCAGCATGTGAACTCAGCCCTAAAGCAGTTGTATTAACACCCTCAGCATGAGAACCATTTCCTAAAGCTTCTGTTGAATAACCCTCAGAGTGAGAATAAAATCCTGACGCTGTTGTTATTTGACCTTCTGAATGGGAATAATCACCAGATGCAGTTGAACTACCTTCAGCGTGTGAATATATGCCTAATGCGGATGAATAATAACCACTAGCAGTTGAGTGGTTTCCTAATGCTGTTGTTGATTTACCTTCAGCATGAGAATAATCACCATATGCTTTAACATTTTCACCATAAGCAACAGAAGTTGTTCCAGTTGCTGAAGAATTAGGCCCTGCGTATAAATTACCTTTTATTTCCATTATCCTATAATTATTACTCTGTAAGTTTCAGTTGATGATACCTCTATATCTACAGTATTTACTGTGTAATTATTTACCTCATTTGGTATAATAAGTTTACCTAGTGAATCTTTTAACTGTACAATAATATCAGTACTATTTAAACTGTGTGTTATTGTTTGTGGTGTACCACCCGTAAATGGTACATCTGTTGCATATTTTTGTGTCGATAAACTAGGTGCCAACCAAAAACCATTACCATCAGAATCAGAAGTTAAAACATAACCGTTTGTTGCTCCAGAAGTCATTTGGAAATTTGTTGTGATTGTTTTTCCTGAGATATTAACCTCATTACCTGCCGCAAATAATAAGTTACTTCTAGTTAGACTACTAGTACCGTTACCAATTATAAATGCTCCTTGTGTTGATGCGGTTAAATTCCATAAACCAGATACATGTTGAAAATCACCATTTGATATTGTTCTAAAACCTTCAGCATGAGAGGATAAACCAATGGCTGTTGTTGATTGACCTTCAGCGTGTGAATAATTACCCACTGAAGATGTTGAAGACCCTTCAGCGTGAGACCCCTCACCAATCGATCTTGTTTGTCTACCTTCAGCGTGCGAACGTACACCTAATGCCGTAGTAAGCCAACCCTCAGAGTGAGAACTTTGTCCTGATGCTGTTGTACTTTCACCCTCAGAGTGGGAATAACCCATTGAGGTTGTAAAATTACCTTCTGCGTGAGAACCCCTACCAATAGCTATTGTTTGTTCACCCTCAGCGTGAGAAGCATAACCAATAGATTTTGTAGTTTCACCTTCAGCGTGTGAGTATTGTCCTAGAGACGTGTTAAAACCACCTTCAGTATGTGAACCATATCCTGATGCCGTTGTTTCTCTACCCTCTGCGTGGGAACTTGTTCCTGTTGCTATAGTATAACGACCCTCAGCGTGAGAACCATAACCTAAAGCTAATGTTCCGTAACCTTCAGTATGAGAATAGATTCCAGAACCTGTTGTACCACCACCTTCAGAGTGAGAATATAAACCCGATGCTGTTGTTCCGTAACCTTCAGTGTGAGAATAATCACCTATTGCCGTTGTAAAAATACCCTCAGAGTGTGAACCAATACCTATTGCTACCACTTCGAAACCTTCAGCATGAGAATGGCTACCATAAGCTTTAACATTATTACCAAATGCGAAAGAAGTTGTTCCAGTTGCTGATGAACCATTAGATTGAATGTTGTCTTTAACTGTAATAGGTGAACAACCGTATAAATTAGTAATGTATAAATCTGTAATACAAGATGCTGATGTGTTTCCTGTGAATGTTCCACCACCACCAGTAATAACAGTACTACCAGTTACTACATTACCACTTGAATCAATACCTAAGTTATATATAGAAGTACCA